TGCGCTAAGAAGGGTTATACATACATCTCGCTCCTTGGCGGGCCGCTGCCTTCATTTAAGCAGCATGGGGCGCGAATCAGGCATTGGGGGATGTGATGAAGGAGCTTGGTTATGCATTCCTGTGGCGGGCGGTTGCGTTGGATTCGGGATTATCTGAAATGTCAGCCAAGTGGTTCGGCAGTCGCAAGGAGGCGGTTAAGTGGGGCTATGTGGCGCGGAAGTGGCCGGGCGTCACGCTGGTCTGTGTGAACAAACACAAGAACGTCTTTAGAAATATTAAGGCGCCTTAAATATGCACTTGCATTTAACTCAGAGTGGGTGTATTGACTTTGACGGGCCATGCGTGTGCCCGAATCCCGCCGGTTAATTCCGAGCGGGATTTTTCATTTGGCCGCAGTCCATCGGACCAAGCCCAGCCAAGAGGTTAACGTTCAGAACAATGTTTGTGAAAGGACAGTCGGGCAACCCAGGCGGTCGCTCGAAGGAGAAGATTTGGCGTTCGGCAATTGAGCGAGCGGTGAAGCGCGCCAGCTCGCAGGGTATGGAGGCCATTGACGAACTGGCCGACGCCTTGATTAAGGAAGCCAAGTCAGGCGACATTCCGGCGCTGAAGGAAATTGGCGACCGACTTGATGGCAAGGTTCCTCAGGCCATTGTTGGTGACGATGACCATCCTGCGGTCCTTATCGAAATCGTTGACCCCATCCTGAAGCGTGCAGCTTCCTAACTGGACTGCGCGTCCATACCAGGATGCGCTGTGGAACTATCTCAGGGGTGGCGGCAAGAGGGCGGTAGCTGTCTGGCATCGCCGCGCTGGTAAGGATGACATCGGGCTGCACTGGACGGCCACGGCGTCTCATCTTCGTGCGGGCAACTACTGGCACATGCTCCCCGAGGCCAAGCAAGCACGCAAGGCTATTTGGGACGCAATCAACCCGCATAGCGGCAGGCGTCGTATTGACGAGGCGTTCCCTGAAGAGATCAGGGATTCATCTAACGACACCGAAATGCGCATCCGCTTCAAGTGCGGGTCGTCATGGCAAGTAGTTGGTTCTGACAACTTCAACAGCCTGGTTGGCTCTCCGCCAATCGGGATTGTGTTTTCCGAGTATGCCCTGTCCAAACCCGCAGCTTGGGATTACCTGCGGCCGATCTTGGCGGAAAACGGTGGTTGGGCGCTGTTCATCTACACCGCCAGAGGTCGGAACCACGGCGCCGATCTCTACGAGATGGCGAAGTCCAACCCGAGTTGGTTTGCCGAGCGCCTGACGATCGAGGATACCGGCGCGATTCCTCTGAGCGTGATCGAGGAAGAACGCAAGGCTGGCATGTCGGAAGACATGATCAGGCAGGAATACTATTGCTCGTTCGATGCCGCGATTCAGGGTTCCTATTACGGCCCGGTTATCGAGAAGCTGGAGCAGGACAAGCGTATTTGCCCGGTTCCTCACACGTCAGATGCTCTGGTCACGACGGCTTGGGACATCGGGTACGGAGATGATACCGCAATCTGGTTCGCCCAGATGGTCGGGCTTGAGCCAAGGATCATTGATTACTACGAGAACCGCGGGGTTGGGCTGGATCACTACGCCAAGATCCTGCGGGAAAAGAACTACACGTACCATCGCCATTTGCTGCCGCATGACGGCTCGAAGGGCGAGTTCATTGCCGGATCAACCATTGTTGAGAACGCCAAGAAGCTCCTGCCTGGCGATGTGACGGTTCTGCCGCGCATCTCTGTGGAAGAGGGCATTAATGCAGCCCGCGTGCTGCTGCCGAAATGCAAGTTCGACGCTGACCGATGCGCCCAAGGCTTGAAGGCCCTGCGGCTTTACCGGCGTGAATACAACGAGGATCGCAAGGTGTTCAGCGACAAACCATTGCACGACTGGACGAGCCACGCGGCCGATGCATTCCGGTATCTGGCAATGGGCCTTGAGCCTGATCGCGTGAAGAAGCCTAAACCCAAGCGGAGTGGTTCATGGATGGGCTAGTTGATGGCTAAAAAGTCCGGTCGCAAGATCGACTCCGACGTTGAAGACATCAAGGAAATCTACTCGCAGTGCGAGGATGCTTGGGCCGAACACCACAACCGATTCAAGGCCGAATACCGCTTCAATAGGCTTAACGATCAGTGGGACGAGGACGCGAAGAACGCCAGGGGCAAGACCCGCCCCATGCTCACGATCAACAAAGTCAATCCCGTAATCAAGCAGATCGTCAACGACTGCCGGCAGAACAAGCCGAGCATCAAGGTAAGGCCGGCTGACGATTATGCTGATCCAGATACGGCGGAAATCTATTCCGGCATCATTCGGAACATCGAGCAGATCAGCAATGCTGATGCCGCTTATGACACGGCGGTTGATTCCGCTGCTTCCGGTGGGTTCGGGTTCTTCCGCATCAAACTGGACTACGCCCATGACGATGCTTTTGATCTCGATATTCTGATCGACCGCATTCACAACCCGCTGACGGTATATGGCGATCCCTATTCCACGGCGGTTGATTCATCCGACTGGGATCACGCCTTCATCACGGACGTGTATTCCGAGGCGGCATTCAAGGCGAGATGGCCCAATGCCGAGCCGACCAGTTGGGATGGTGACGACGGTATTCAGCCCAACGGCAGTTCATCAGACCAAGAGGTTCAGGTAGCCGAATACTGGTGCCGCAAGGACGTTGCGAAGACCATCGTCAAACTCAGCAACGGCGTGGTGATGGGCGCTGCCGAGTTTGAACCGCAAGCCGAGGTATTGGCCGCGCAGGGCATTACTGTTGTCGGCTCGAGGAAGATCAAGGCCAAGCAGGTCTATCAGAAAATCCTCTCCGGTTCGGACATCCTCGAAGAGGTCGATTGGCCTGGCAAGTGGATTCCCATTATCCCGGTCTATGGCGATGAGCTGAACGACGAGGGCGAGCGCATCTTCCGCTCCGCTGTGTGGTATGCCCAGGACGCCCAGCGTCGATACAACTACTGGACCACGACCAGCACTGAATTGGTGGCTCTTGCCCCTAAGGCGCCGTATATCGGCCCGGAAGAAGCGTTTCAGGGCGAGGATTCCGCAAGGTGGGAAACCGCCAACCAGGAGAACCATCCGTTCCTGTCCTACAAAGGCGGTATTGCGCCCCAAAGACAGCCTCTGGACAGCGGTCCAGCTGCGGGTGCGATGCAGGAAGCGCTCATTGCAGCGGACGAAATCAAGGCCACCACGGGCGTTTACGACGCGTCCCTTGGCAGCAGATCCAATGAAACCTCTGGGAGGGCGATCAACGCCCGCAAGGTCGAGGGCGACACTGCCACGTATCATTTCACGGATAACCTGGCTCGTGGAATCCGTCATGGCGGTAGAATCCTCATTGACCTGATCCCGAAGGTCTACACCCAAGACCGCATGATCCGCATCCTCGGGGAAGATGGGAACGCGCAGAACGTCAAGCTCGGCCAGCCCCAGCCCACATCGGAACAGAGCCCAGGCCAGCGCAAGAACTTCGACGGCGTCTATGACCTTGGGGTTGGTAAGTATGACCTGATGGTCGATACCGGCCCGTCCTACACGACACGAAGGGTTGAGACGCGCGAAGAGATCATGGCGCTGATCCAGGCGGCTCCTCCGGTTGCAGAGAGAATCGCCGACATCCTCGCAAAGAACATGGATTGGAAGGATGCTGATCTCATCGCGGAACGACTGGCGCCGCCTGATACGGCTCCGATTCCTCCTGAGGTCCAGATGCAGATGGAGCAGATGGGCCAGGCGTTAGCGGAATGTCAGGACGCCCTAGCTAAGGCGCAGTCGGAGAACCTGAAGGGCGCGGGTGAAATCGCTAAGGCCCAGGTTGAGCAGCAGAGGCTGGTGATTGAAGAGAAAAAGCTGCCGATCGAGGAAATGCAGGCCAAGGCCGAATTGATCCAGAAACAGATTGAGTTGCTGACCACGCAAACCCAAGGCGCTGCGACCACGAAGGAGGCTGAGGCTTCGGCGGGGGAGAAGAACGCTAACGCTGTAGCAATGACGCAATTCGCCCAAGTCGTTTCGGAGATGAGCCAAACCCTCGTTGCCCTGCAAGCCGGCATCGCGGACCTACAGGTCAAGTCCAACACCCCCAAGGTGAAGAAGGGCAGGGCGGTCAAGACCGGGGATGGGGCTTGGCAGATGGAAACGATTGAGGCGGCTTGATGGCTGACACCCTCATCACCAACCTGACCGCCGGCAACCCGGCACAGTCCGGGGATGAACTGGTCGCCAATAGGAGCGGGTCGGATGTCAAGCTGACGGCCGGCAGTATCGCGGCTTTGGCGGGCGGTCTGCCGCTGCAACTGCCGATCCAGGATGGGCGGTATTATGGGCCATCGCTGCTGGCGCCGATAGACTCCGAGTATTTCGAGTGGGATTCGTTCGACGGCCTGATCGTGGCCGTTCCCGGCGTGTTTGGGGAAGAAAAAACCTGGAACAGGATTG